CTTGATGAATTTTGTGGAACAACACCAGAGGCTCAACGGATATTGAGAAATACAATGGAAGAGTATTCTTCCACAACACGATTTATATTAACAGCAAATTACATCAATAGGATTACAGATCCCATACAATCAAGGTGTTTATTGTTTAATATAGTTCCTGAACTTGATGGCGTTATTTCCAGATGTTTATATATTCTACAACAAGAAAATATAAAAATAGAATCTCAGGAAAATTTAAATACATTTATAGAAAACAATTTTCCCGATATTAGAAGAATAATAAACGATCTTCAAAAGTTTTCCATTAATGGTACATTGGAAATTAAAAACACGAATCAGATTAAAAAATACGCAGAAATTGTTTTTGAATCTTTAAAAAGTAAAAAAGATGTACTTGAAATAAGAAAATATCTAATTGAAGAAGAACGTTGTTTTTCCTCTAATTATCAGCAAATATTGAAAGATTTGTTTGAATTGATATACGAATCCAATCTAAAAGATGATTCAAAAAAAGCAACAATGCTTGAAATCGGAGAACATTTATATAGAGATAATTTTGTAGTTGATCATGAAATCAACTGTTTCTGTTGTATATTAAATATTAGCAAATATTTTTAAATATTTGTATTTTTTATAGGCAATGTACTGTCTTTTGGATTATTTCCAATATTAACATTTAATTTAACTGGTTCAGGTTTAGTGCCGATTGGTTTTTCGTAATTATTTGGTATTCCTTGAACCTTTGGTAAATTACTATTTTCTAACTTTACACGTTCCACAAAACTCCAATCGCCGGGAACGGTAAATTCAGAAACTTCCGTGGGAGCTGCAACTGTCCTTGGATCAAGTCTTAAAAGAAGAAAACAATCACCAGCACCCTCGTTGTCATTTGAATCTTTTACGTTTTGCATGGAACCATGCCCAACAACTCTTTTAATAAAAAACATATAATCTCTATCCATAAGAGATCTTAAAAATTCAACAAATTGATCATCACCGGAATAATGTTGTTTAAAATAAGTTGATGTGAGAAAAGCCTTTTTTAATCTAACAGGGGAACCCTCTGTGAATCCACCATTTGAATAATGGGAAAATGCTGTTTCTAAAAGAGTATCGAATTTATTATACTTGGACATATATATGTGAATACTTATTCTTATATGTTTCAAAATCATAAAACAATTAACGATTTTTAAAATAAGTATTATTCAAATGGCTGTTATCGATTTCAACAATATAATTAGACCCAAAAAGGTTTATAATGAAAAAACATTAATAAATAGTGTATATTCACCCAATTCAACTTATGTTGATTTACATTTAGACCTAAAAGCTAGTGAAAATATTGGATTGGGTTTAAATTCAGTAGAAACTGGTGATATATTCGTTGATGTTGATCTAGAAGCTATAAAAAATTCAATAAGAAATATCTTTACAACTAAAAAAGGACAAAAAATTTTAAATCCAGATTTTGGGGTATCATTAGATCAATATTTATTTAATTCAATAACAACAACTAATGGTAGAGCAATTGCTAATGAAATATTAAGAGGTATAACTAAATATGAACCAAGAATAAGCGTTTCAAACATAAATGTAACGCCAGATTTTGAATCAAATTTATATAGAATAGAAGTTTATTACACATTACTTGATATAAACAAACAAAATATTATAAATATAGTAGCCCAAATAGGAGGTCAGATTTCATTTTAAATATGTCAAACAACAAGAATTCTTACATTGCATTTGATCCAACAAGCATAAACAATTTGCTTATTAAAAAATTAAATGAGAGTGAAATTTTCACAGATCAAAATTTTCAAGGATCAAATCTATCATCTTTTTTAGATATAATAAGTTATACATTTAATACATTATTATATTATTTAAATAAAACGTCCTCCGAATCAATGTTTTCTGAATCTCAAATATATGAAAACATGAATAGAATTGTTAAAATTTTGAATTACAATCCAAAGGGAAAAATGGCACAGACTGTTAATTTTAAAATGAATTCTAGTTTATCGGATAATAATTATGTTTTACCAAGATATTCATTCTTAAAAGTTGGCTCATTGAATTTTTCATTTGCAAAAGATATCTATTTTACATGTTTAAATAATTTTATATCAAATATACAGAATCAAGATACGGATTTATTTTTGTTTGAGGGTAAATTTAACGAATACCCATTATATAAAGCATTGGGCGCATCAAATGAAATATTATTTTTAAATTTTAATAATACAATATCTATAGATCACAACAACATAGATGTTTATGTAAAACCAGTTAATAGTTTAAAATGGGAAAAGTGGGAGAGGAGTGAAAATTTATTTTTAAACAAATCATCAGATAAGGTATTTGAGGTTAGATATAATCCAAATAAAAATTATGAGATTAAATTTGGAGATGATATAAATGGCAAACAGTTACAAACCGGAGATGAAGTAATTGTTTATTATTTACAGATAAACGAAAACGCAAATACTATATCTGCTAATTCATTAAAAACTTCAAAAATATCTTTATTCAATGGATTAAATTATCAAAACATATTTAGTGATACGGTTGAATATAATTCAACACCATTAAGTCGTATAAATATAGATTTAATCTTTTTAAACAATGATTTTCCATCTTCACCATTTACAACCGAAGAATCCGTTGAAGATATTAGAAAAAATGCTCCAAAATCATTTTCTTTGCAACAAAGACTTATAACTATTGATGATTTTAAAAACTATATTATAAATAATTATTCAAATATTTTTTCAGACTGCTATGTTGCCAGTAACGAAGAATACCTTAATGGACATATCAAGTATTTGTATGATATTGGTTTAAAATCACCACAACTTTCAGATTCAATATTATATAATCAAGTTAAATTTTCTAATTCATGTAATTTTAATAATGTTTATATCTACATGACACCAATAAATGGAACTCAAAGATATATATCCTCATCACAAAAACAAATAATAATAAATGATTTGCAAAATAAAAAGGTAATTACATGTGATATTGTTCCCATGGACCCAGTTTATATGAATTTTGATTTTTTTGTTCCTTTTCTAAACGAAAAACCAAATGTAAATAAATTAAATCAAAATTATTTGTATATTTATAAAAAAATAAATTCAAAAAAATCAGACATTGGCATTATAAATGAAGTTATAGATATTTTTAAAAATTATTTTGATCAAAAAAATGTTAAATTTGGTCAAATTATAAATATAAATGAAATATTAACAAGTATAAACAATCTGGACAGTGTAGAGAAAGTACAGACGTATAGAGAAGATATTAACACAACATTTGATGGATTATCAATGGTCATTTGGAATAAGTCTTATCCGGATTTAGATATTAAAACAAATAATTTTAGTATAAAGATGGATTATTTTCAATTTCCGGTTTTTAATAATTTAAATAATTTAATTAATAAGATAAAAATAATAAATTCTTCTGGTATATTATCTTTAACCGATTATTAATATGAGCGGCATAATTATTGACAATAATAAACTCAACGAATCAATATACTTTGATTATGCACCACCATCAACTTATGCTGGTCATATTAATCGTTATCCATTTCGTGTTATTATAACATCATTAAATGACAATCAACATGTTGTTACATTGGATTCAAAATATTCTAAATCATATAAACCACAAAAACATAAAAGTAAATGGTCTTTTTTAAGACCAGAAGTTAGATTTTTAGATCTAAATTTTAATGAAATAGATGATATTGTTACAACAGATACAAAATTGTATTTAGATAATAAAGGAAATGTTACAAACACTCCCACAAATAATTTTATCGGCGTTAGTGGATACGCTGAATTTTATTTTGTTGATGATATTTATAATTACGATTTAGCAATTAAAAATAAAAAATATTCTACAATTATAGCTATATTACAAACAAGTGGTATAGATTTTTTTGACAAGAATTTTGGTCCATATAGAATTCAAAACTCATTCCATTTAGAAAACACAGATCATAGCAATCCTTTATCTATAGCAAAACAACCCCATGTATTTTTATACAGAGATCCAGATTATATAAAAATATCAGAAACTGGTCAAAGAGACTTTATCAATCCACGATGGGTTCCGGTTCCACAAAATGTTGTTTTTGATTTTGAGTGGAACCCAAATCCTCAAAAAGAAATTTATGAGGGAAATGGTTTATTATCTTATACATTCAATAAAAATTTACCATCAAATACTAATACACAAGATATAGATATTAGGTGTAATGGAGATGTATTAAAACCATATTTCCCAAAAGATATAAAATTAAAATATAAAGATGAATATAAATATATTTCTCCCGGTTTTTGTAAAACATATTTCAATGTAGCTACTTCAATTGATACTGTTTTGACTTTATCGGCAATATCAACATTCTCTACACCAGACCTTGAAGGTAATAATTTTAATAATAAAATATGGTTATCTAACCCGAATGCGGGTCAAATGAATTTATTGGAATATAATAATCCAAAGTATATTTTTAATGAAGATGAGGGTATGTTAAAATCCAATATTTTCTGTTTCAATATTCCATTGGTTCCTGTGGATAATAGAAAAGTAAACAATGTATATGAAGATGTTTATTCATTTACTGGATTCCATTCAATAGATTGTATAGCACCTATACCATATCCATCAACACAAGCTTGGGCTGTAGAGAGTGATTCTGGATTATTGTATAAAATTAACTCAAATGGAGTAATTTTATCTTCCATAAACTTATTAAAAGCGTATAGTGAAGCATCAAAAACATTTGGTTTACCAAATCCAATAATTAACAATCAACTTTCACCTAAATCAATAGTATTAGATTCTAAATTGAATGTATGGATTACATTATATGATAATAAATATGTTATTCACATAGATACAATTACTGGAAAAATCATAGATGTTTTAGATATAGGTAGTAGTATATTGGAATATGAAATTCCAAATATGAATTCTAACTGGTATAATGCTAATCAACCTGTTATAAATAATACATCCGATTCTCAAAATTTCGTAGAACCAACTTTTGTTGATGTTGATAGTTATGATAGAATATGGGTAACTTATTCAAGTTATGCTAGTGGATATTTAACTAAATTTGATTCTAGGAACAATGTTTATGCGAATGTAACATATCCATTATGCTCATGTCCTCAAGATTTAATAGTAGATAATGAAGATAATGTATGGGTAGCATTATCAAATAACATATGGAATTCATTGGGTAAAATAGAAAAAAGAGATACCAACGGAAATCTCTTAAGTTCTTTTGGTAATTACATGGGTGTTAATAATTTATGTTTAGATTTAAATCAAAATTTATGGTTTACATATGATTATGCTAATATTGGAAAGATTGATAGGAAAGGTAATATTTATAAATTTTCAATATATAGTAATATATTAGACAATGAATTAAACCCACATCCTCCATATTTTTCAAACGATGTTCCACCAGCTATAGCATTCAATGCATCTAAACCGAGCATTGGATTTACTGATATGAAAAAAAATACCGATGAAAATATATTGGAAGGTATTTTTTGTGATCAAAGAGGGTTTTTATATGTTATAAATTCCATAGCAAATGAAATTTTAGTTTATGATACAAAATCTGATCCAATTTATTTTATAGATCGCTTTTATGTAAACCCAAAAGGATTTAATTTTTGGACTGATATACAATTTAATCAAACAACAAGGATATCAAATAACTTTTGGAATAAATCGTTACAAGCACATGGAGATCCTACAGGATTAAAATGGTATAATAAATTCTACAAAGCAAATTCATATACTAAAACAATCAGTGGGATATCAACTCCTTTAAAATTTTATAATATCCCATCTAAAACATTATCACAAAGATATGCATTTTTAGCAACAACATTTTATCAATTTATTCATACAAATTTTCAGGAAAAAATAAAAGTATCACCGAGAAGAGAAACCAGTAAAGAGGTGGGAAATTTTAATTTAGATTTTTTCAAAATTAACGAAAATTTTGATTTAGCATCTTACATTAAAAGTTTTGCATTTACTCCAACTTTATATAATAGTGAATTTTTATTCCAAAAATTTTTACCATCAATCTATGGTTCTTTTCCATATTATCATGATGACTTGGGAATAAGTGTTTATGAAAAAATATCTAATTTTATAATAAACAAATCAGACATAGACACATGTAATATTGAAAATATAGATAGCTTATCCGAGATGGTGAATTGGAATACTAACAATTACATGTTATCATATCCAGATGAAATTAAAAGATTAATGGATACAGTATCTACAAATATATCTTATTTCATAGGATCAAAAAATCAAAATCAAAATTATTTTGGAATAAAAAATAAAAACAATGAATCAAATATAGGCGAGTTGTTATCAGTAAATTATTCAGTAACCGCTGGAGTACCTGTTGTCTTAAAAACAATATCTTTAAACAAATTTGAAATCATAGATACTGGTTTGATTGATAACCAATTCATTTACACAATAAATGAATTGGCATATTTTTTAAACTTAAACGAAAAGGATTCTTATTGGAATGATTATTATGAATTTTATGAATTTAAAAAAACAGATAGTACCGATTATAACGATAGCATAATTGATTGGAATAATCCACAAACAACCATTTCAAGAAATATCACAAGTGTTTTTGATTGGAACGGCGATGAACAATATTTAGATTCTTTATTTTCTTATAATTTATACAGAGGACTTAATATTTTTTAACCGTTGTATTTTAATTTTTTTCTCTAAATATATAATGTAAATGACTAATATAAAAGTATTCAATTTAAATTTATCAGGCACTTATCCATTTGAGAAATATATGATGACGCCTGTTACTTTTAATTCCGGTAATTTACCACAGGATTTCACATCAATATTTTGGAACCAATTAGATGGTGGTGGCACAGCAATCCCAACTGGCGGCTCTCTAGTTACTAGGAATTTTTTAAATTATTATAAAAACCCATTACTACCTGTTTTGGATGCTACGGATGGATTTTATGATAAATTTATAATTTATGAAAACATAGATTATATCAGATATTCAAACAAATTTGTTGTTTCAACTACTGGTGATGTTGAAAAAAGATATTTAGAAAGAGTTTCAACCGCCAGATTGTCTAATGCTTCAACAACTAAATCAACAATTACTCTTAATGCTAGTGCTATTAGACAAAATTATAAAACTCCTTATGAATTTTATTTTTTCTATATTCAATTAAATGATAGTACAAAAAATTCATATGGTTATATTTTATATCCAAGTAGAATTTTATTAAATCCTTTACAGATAACAAACTTAAATGACAAATGGCAACTCACAACAACAGTAAACCTTATTAGTAGTGATATTACACATATTCAATCTTATGACATAGAAGCCGAAACCATTAAATTTCACAATAATAAAAAAAATAGTTTACCTTCAAATATATTAACATTACCAAATACATTATCTTCTTATAATGTTAATTTTAATTTATATTCAAATAAAACTTATATTGGAAAAAGTGTAGTTTCAGTTGATGTTGATAATACAGAAAAACCAAGTTTTAGCGCGGCAGTTCCCTTGTATGACGATGTGGTTTCTATTGATCCTGATAGTGTTTTTATAACATACAATGGTTATTCGGTTACAAATAATTTAAACATTATTCAATTTTCAAAAAACGATAGTTTATTTTATTTTAATCAAAAATTTAATCCGTCTTTCATTTTAAATTATAATCCACCTTTGGAAAACACTTTAAATTTTAAATTAATACAATTACAGATAGATCAAAATAGAATTTTAAGAGAAACACAAAATTCAATATTAAGTGCATCAATAAATACAAATAATGGATATTTCTATTATTACAATAATCCAACATATGTAATAAACTTTTTTAAGAATTATCCATTAAGGGTTGATTCTATTGTTAATGGAAATAATATGTTAAATGCTGGTGTATCTGTTGCTAGTACATTAACCAACGGACAAATTAAAATAAATAATGTTAACACAGCTATTACCGATGCCATTAAAGTAACAAGTTTAAGCGCAAATCAACAAGTTTTATTTGAAACAACTTATCCTCCTTATTGTTATAATTATAAAATAACATTAAAAGATCCATTAAATGGAAATAATTTTCTTGACAGTAATGGTTTAAATTTTTATTTAAAATTATCAGCATTTGAA